TTTTTATTACCATAATTGGATTACGGTGCGGGCGTAAATGTAATCACGCCAGAATTTCTTAACGATACCGAATAGGTTTCGGCTTCCCCTCTAGCACCGGTAACAGTCATAGAAGTGATAACAAAAAGCCCTTCGAGCTTGTCGCCGTTGCTCATAACCATTTGATACTTATGCTCTTCTCCGGAATAACCTAGGGCGCGCACATCCTTATCGTAAGCGGTATCTAAAAAGATGCCTTCTAAGGAGACACTAAGTTCCTTGGTGCCGCCGCCGCTTAGTAATGCGCCCCATTGACCGTCGACCTTAGTGCTGACGTCGACTGTAGAGTTATTAAGTGTCCAGTTATTACTCTTAGCAGAAAGAACTGCTTCGAACGTGCCCGGGGTATCGGTTTCGATTTTTAGTAAAACTAAAGAACCATTTTTTGCTGTTGTCATAATTTATTTTCCTTATTAAAACGCGCCAAACTTTGACGCTGTTATTTTTATTTCCGCTGTGACTACGGGCTTTTGACCGTCACTGTAATATCTGTAATCGCAAGACACGTTTTCAATATCGTCAAACAATGCAGTCCACTCTTGATCGCTCATTAGTGCATCGATTACGCCTTTAACTAACCCTTCTGCTTGATCTGCATATGTTGTTTCGACTGCACTAACTAACACATCAATTTGCAATTCCAGGTTCCAATTAAACGTCGGACGCACTTGCTGTCCTGCTCCATTGAAGTTAGCCGAATACACGCAAATGACCGGAAGTGACTGCAGGAAGTTTGGCGTAACCTTGCTATCGAACACAGGCACACTCAAAGCCTTTAGTTTTTCGACCGTTGTCTTTCTGATTTCCTTAAACATTATTTCTCCAATAAAGTAATTACCACAACGCCAGTTCCATCATTGATGATTTCTTTAATTGTGTATTCTTTCTTTCTAACAACAACAGTAGAGTATTGGACTGCTTTTGATTTTTCTAGATCGCTTGCAGTGCAAGTAATTTGCGGGCTTACGCCAACAGTCACAGCAAAACCAGTGTCGATCTCTGCACGAGGCTGATCGTATATTGCATAAATGTTTTTGCCGTTTAGTTTAACTACTTCAGCAAAATCTTCTAAATCAAAAAAATCGTCTGCTTGATTGATCATATATAATAGGGGCCGAAGCCCCTAATCCCTTTAAATTACAGAACGTTCTTGTATCCAGCGAAAGCCTCGGGACGAGTAACAGCAACGTCAATATCAGTGATAGCGCGTAGCAGGAATCCGCCGCTTGTGAACTTTGTCGAATCGTCGATAGCAAGTTCTAAAGTGCTCCAGTTGCCAACAGTAACGTTGCTGAAGTCACCAAAGATGATGTTGGAACCAACGTGATTGCTCGAAGCGGTTTGATAGCCAGCAACAGAACCGTCATCGGCACGCAGATAGATACCGGCGGTGTTTGTGTCCTTAACAGTAGTAGCAAGAGCGTTACCAATGATCGGATTAAATGCAAACATAGCCATATCGTTAAGAGCGTTCGCAACTTCGACGTTCTTGATCAGCTCGCGGATAGCAGCATAGTCTAGACCATTAATTAAATTGCCCCAAGCAATACCAGTTTCAGAAAGGATAGTTTCGAACACAGCAGCGTCGATCTTAGTAGCAACAGCCTTTTGCAGTTGCGCTTGAATGCGTTGCTCCATCGCAGTTCCGTTAAGAACCATCGAACGAGTAAGTTCAGCAAGAGCGACTAAAGTGCGCGGCTTCAGCTCGACCACACCGCTAGTGATGTTGTCGATGGGTCCGTCTTGGCCTTCATCGACAAATCTTGCTTGCACTGCGCTAGTGAACTTCGGCAGTTCGATAACGCCATTAAGACCAGTCATGTATTGAACGCCTAAACGCTGAGCGATAGTGTTGTTAAACAGAACGTCCATGAAACCGACCTTAGTGCGATTAACTAAGGAAGGATTACCGGCAGCGGTAACAGCATTAGTGCCGGCAGCACGAGTAAGAACTTCGGCCGGAACAAAGATGTTCGAGCGAGTTTGTAGTTTGCCTTGTGCCTTAGCAGCAGCACGCGAGCACTCTAGTTCATAACCGGCTTCAGACCAGTCACCAGAAACAACAGCACTGATAGCGCGGGACAGGCTGAATTCTTCAGCTTCTTTTTCAGTAAGACCGATAGTAGCAGTAGAACGAACCGCAGGTGCTTTGCTCATCTTTTCTAAGACAGCAGCACGGAATTCGTCAACGGAACGGCCATCAGCAACGAACTGAGTTGCAACATCTTCGGCGTCAAAACGCTTAGCGATGGAAGTGATTTCAGACACGCGAGCGCGTTCTGCAGAACGGATAGAATCAGCATCAAATTGAGTTTCGATTGTCATTGTATTTTTACCTTTAATAGATTGTTCGCTTCTTTGAGCGGTATTTGTGAGATCAGCGATCTCGGCTTCGGTTGTTACTTCATTTGCGATTTGACTATCGCTAGTTGTTTGTTCGGGGTGACTACCGATTGTTTCATTGACGGGGTGACTACCGTTCTCGTTGTTATTTATACTTTGAGATTCAGTAGCAACTTCATCTGCAGCGCGGCCAATACCAACAGTTTCATCAGCAGGGATTGAAACGATTGAGATTTCTTTTGGCTTCCATTGACAGTAAACAATGTTATTGCCCATAGCATCTTGTTCGATACGCTGACCAGTAATTGTGTAGCCAACAGAAATATTTGTTCTAACACCATCTAAAACATCTTGGAAAATTTCTTCGCCATCTTCTCCCTTACTAAAACGAATCACAGCACGACCTACTTTGTCTTGATCTATAGTTGCGGATTCAACAACACCAATCTGTTCTTCTCTATCATGTTCTAAAAGCAGCGGAGCACGACCGCTTGCTAAGAAAGAAAGATCGACATCAATGGGATTGTGTGAGAGAACTTCAAGTCCAAAAGATCTTTGAACCGATTGTTCAGACGAGAACGCCACAACAATAGTTCGATTTTGTTCATCGATCTCTGCTCTTGAGAGATCGGCTGATCGATAATAAATTGTTTGAGTCATAAAATTACCTTTCGAAAGATCATGTATTTATAACTTAAATCACATAGATCCAACAGTGCCGCTAGTTCCATCAGAATTTAAATTCTGCTCAGCAATCATAGTATCGATAACATCTTTTGGTGTGATCCCTAGAGACTCCATTAATGCTCGATCTTTAGCGATTTGTCTTAGTGTAGCTTCAGGATCGCCGCCTCGTTTCTCAATAACTGCGGTGTAAGATGTTAGATTGTTTCTTAATGCAACAATATCGGCATTGATATCTTTTACGGGATCCACTGACTGATACGAGCGAGGTCTATAGTTAACGTTTGCAAACTTTGTAAACTTATCGATAGGAATATTTAATCCCCAAGAGTTAGTCAATAACTGCATATCGAGCCAGGCTTCGTAAACAGGTTTAACAAAGGCATTGATAAACCAATACTGCATAGATCTGTATTGTGCTTGATCTTCTAACCCACCAAATCGTGCACTGCTATAGTTCACATTGGAAAGGTCGCCAGCAAGACTATTGTAGTTAATACCTAAACCGACAGCCGCGCCTCTTAGCACAGTTGTTTGGTAAGACTCGACAGAATCAGTTGGCACTTTCCAATCCATCTGCACTACGTCCCAGCCGTAAGGTAGAATTTCATTAGCGCCAGGGGTGCTTTCAAAAGTTACATTACCTAAGTCGTCGGCTTGATAACCGGCTTCATCAGTTATTGGCATATCGCCTTGCTTGTAAAAGATTTGCTTGTTGGCAGCAACTCTAGCGTTAATAGCGATAGATTTATTAAACTCTTCGATTTGATGCAGAGGAAGTAAAGACGATGTGAGCCACGGAAATCCTCGAACTTGACTAGCACGCTCAGGATCATAAATGTGTAAAATATCTTTAGCGTCAACACGAATGCGACTATTGGAAGCTTCGCCGACCCCAAACGTTGCATCTGCAGGGTTATTTTTCCAGATCCAGTATGCGATAGGTTTACCGTAACTGTTTACTTCGACACCTTGGATAACTTGATTACCGTTTGATAAAATAACATTGTAGTTTTCATCTAGATGATCGGCATCTAAGATTTGTAATTGGAAATTGTAAGGACCAAACTCAGCACCGCGACGTAGCATAACTAGTGCTTCGCCGTCTCTTGCTACAGATTCGATAACAATTTCTTGTGCTTTGCGGAAATCAAAACGACCATTAGTCGAACAATTTTGCGGTGTTGCCCAACGCCAGAAATGAGATTCGATTGTTGTGCTAATAGGATCGAACTTACCATCTAGGTTAGTTCCTTGAACACTTAACTGAATACCATCGGGGCCGACTACATTAACTCGAATAAGTTTTAAATAACGACGAACATAGGAATTGTTTATAGCAGCAGATCTGGTTCTATTTCTAAGTGCGCTCAACCCGGCACGAATATCTGCGTTAATAGAAACAGACTCATCGAAATCATTAGTGAAACGATCTCGAATACTTGCTAAAAAACTTCTAGTTCTAAATTGAGGTTCGCTCTTGTTTGTTCTTTGATCGAAGTTCTGCTCAACATGTGCGGCTTTTTTATTTTTATTCTTCTTAGCCATTTATTAACCTCGTGTAAACTTATATATAATTGCTTTTGGCGTTTTTTTCTTTTCTAACGAGATCTCGAGTCTAAGTTGTTTTCTAAGATCCAGTAACTCTTTAAAAGAGTATTTGGTAATGCTTCGGCCAGCAATGCTATAACTCAATTGGTCTTTTGTTGCTTTTTTTTCTAAAACAGCTTCGACTATTTCTAAGGTTCTTTCAGCAAAAGATCGGATATCGGTATCTAAGGCAGCAGTCGGGTCAGCAAGCACATCTGCTCTTCCAGACTCGTATAAAAATCTTCCAATCACGTTATTAAAAGTGATTGCATATCTATAAGTGCCGGTATCTGCAACTACCCCATTAAAAACCCAAGTGCTCGTTGTAGCATCATAGGCTGCATTAAAAGAATATTCGCTTGGACCGTTTATGATCAATGTAGCAGTATAGCCAATGGCCGGTGTGCTCAGCCCTGCCGGCACTCGATGTTCAAACGCAAAGTTTGCGTGTATTGTTGGTAGTGACATTCGTTTACCTCTTATTATCCCTTATTTAGTTCATCTTCTTAAACCGCGTTTTGCTGCTAGGTTTTTTAACCATTGCGGTTGCTGCGGTGTTTGTGACTGAACTTTCGGCGGTGCATGAGCAGGTAAAATCTGCTGACTAGGGACAACTTGTTGGCTAGGGACAACTTGTTGTCTAGGGACAATTGGCTGATCAGATTCTGCAACTTGAGATGCAACTTGAGAAACTGTTTCGAGTTCTTCTTTCGACTCACGTTCTGCGTAGTATCTTGCGATGTGCTGACGTTGGCGTT